CTGTTTTTTATGGTGTCGTAAATCGTTAGACACGATATATGACACTGGAATATGTTCGGCCGTTATCCACAATAAAGAGGTATATCCATTTGGAATAATGCGGGAATAGAGGATATTCTCCTTTCTATTGGAGCGCGGAGGAAGATAAGACTTTAAGTGATACATTTTTGATAGTATATGAATAAAAGAATTTCTTTTCAATTATCTTTCTTCAACTTTCCAAGATATTTCTCCGCAAATATCATAACGAATATATAAATGATGATGAGAGGGAGATGGAAACAGTTTTCTGAGTTCTTGTAATATATGATGTTCTGTCACTACACGACCCGCGCGCATCCAAGACGACATATAATAATAGACATCCCATTGTAGACCAGACATTATATATAGTATATTTATTTTTCTAATTTGTGATGGATTTCATATATATTTGGGAAATAATGACGACCCGTAAATTTGGGATGTGCTTCCCATAAGAATTTACAGAATGCGGTTTCAAACTCTATTTTGGTCATATCAAAGTCGTCGTATAAGTCCCCATATACCTTTTTATAGGTTTCAACTGGAATATATTTGCGTCTATAATTGGGCGGTATGACGTAGCATAATTGGAGTTCATTAGTTAATGATAGTGGTTTATATTGGGATTTTATAGCAAATTGCTTTTTCTCAAGAGCATATACAATGTCGCGCCATAGTGGCGGATAGTCGTATGGATAATACCAATCTCGTATAGGATGAATACCCTTTAATCCATTTGTGTAATAATTCCAGCACCAGTGAAGTCCTGTTAAATAGGAATTGACGACATTGCGTATATTAATATCCGCGTGGAAGAGACATTCATAATAACGGTCTTCCCAATATTCTTTTCGGGGGTCAATCCACATTTCAGTTTCGCGTTCAAAGAGTGGAGTAAGTTCAAGTCGTTTATAATTGTCGTCTATACTTCTGTGTTTTCTCTCCATTCTCTCGCGAATGTCTAGTTCGGTCTGTAGCATTGCCGGTTCGTTTTCCGCAAATGGCCGAATGAATTCTAAAAAGGACGATATTTGAATGGTATTATGTTTAATGATGGGTGTTTTCATTTCTTTGAGGCGGTCTATTAAAATGGAAATGCCGTTTGTGCGAATATTCACGGTTGGAAAATGGGGCAAGAAATCATTTCCGAGGAGGAAACAGAGGAATACATAATCGTGAATATTGGAGTTTGTTTGTTGTTCTATACAATGCTTAAATGTCTGAATGGAGAATTCATACATATCTTTGGATGTATCGTCTCGTTCAAAATGGGGTTTCTCTCGGACTATCCATATAGGAACATTACTATGTATCAGACAGAGCATAATTAAATCCGCGTCTAATCCGTATATAGCGGTGTTTGTGGTTAAATGATATTCGTGATTTTTGCGAATATGATAGAAGAGTTTGTGTTCGCCTTCGCCCATTTCAAGAGGGGACGAAATGAAAATAGAGAGATGGGGTTGGGTCTCATTATAGGCCTTAAAATAGGATTTAAGATATTTCTCCAACTCGTTCATAAATGGAGTTCCACACGTTAATTTAATGGTGTCTGATGAGGAGGGTTCATTCTTAATGAGTGCCTTCATTTGACGCAAATATTCGCTTTTTACGCGTCGGTCTCGCTGTTGTTTGAGTTTCGCAATGGGGGCGATGCCATCAAATGCGATATATACACATTTATGGGGACGAATATCCGCGATGATTTCCGTGATACGACGGCACGCACTCATATAATGTTCTTCGTCCGTCATTGTCGGATTTTCATAGTATGTTTCATAGAGAATGGAATTTGCGTCCATATAAAGATTATCTATATGAGTTTGTAGTTTCCGGATGAGATCCGGATGGTTCTTAAGAATGTGCGCGAAATAACTTGGAATTCCCATTTTGTATCTATATATATTTACCTTTCAAATGGATTTCAATTAGAATATAAAAAGAATGGGTTTACACAACGCGAAATGTGATATTAATACGGGGTTCTTTTACTTTCATTCGTTTGGGTAGAGAATGTTTCCAATATACATTTGTGGGTGGATGAATAATAAGGAGTGTTCCATCTGTTAAAATGAATTCTTTCGTTTCGGTTCCGTTTGTAAATATGAAATCACGGGTTGCTCCAAGCGAAATAGACGCAATGGGTGTTTCATCAATATGTTTATCACGATGATATCCAATATAGTCATTTCCATCGCGATAGAGATTGACCAATATATGATTAAATGATGTGTTACACGTATCATTTACTCTTTCTAGAAGAGGTTTTAAATAATCGGGAATGGGTTTGGGTTCAACGTGAGTTCCTACAAAGGAATATACTTTCTCTCCAAACGACATTTGACGACGTGGAATGGCCGTCTTCTTTCCATAGATTGTAATCGCAGTAAGTTCGGGGTCGTCATAATCAGTGCTGTTATATAGTGTATCAAATAGAGAGCGAGTTTCTTCTTTCCTTAGAAAGTCTGTATAATGTGTAACGTCAAACATTTGTATTGTATTCTTTATAAAGAGAGAATAAAATACATTTCAATTGTTGTATATATAGATATGTGGGTGTTTATAGTGTATAGAAAGCGTTGGACTTAATATAACTTGATTTCCGTTCATAATGAAGTCAATCATATTGGATGTGGATTTCTGAGACGGCCATTTTTCTAATTTGATATATTTCCATACTTCAATCCAAAATGCGGGGATTGTATAGTTTCGTATAAAAAATGGAGTATATTCTAAGCGATGTGTATTATCAGTTGATTGAGATGTAGATAGGTATTGATGTATAGAATGAGACCATTCTGTATGAAGATGATTGGACTGTTCTATATAGGATGTTAGACCTCGTAAAATATTGGGATTAAAACGGTCAATGAATGGAATGAGACTATCTCGGAGTTGTCCTCGTTTTGACCACGACGGAGTGGAATTTTTCAAATGGGGGATTTTATAGAGTTCTGCGAGTTCGTGGATTTCTGCCTTTGTAGTGTTTATAAATGGACGAAGAATGGTAATCTCGTTTTCAGTGGAGATTTCACTCATTCCAAATAGATTTTGATAATGGGATGATGACGCTAAATTGGTAAATATATTTTCTAATGTGTCGTCCTGATTGTGTCCAAGAATGATGGGACAATTAAACGACTTGTAAAAGTTAAATCGCAAGTTGCGCGTCGTGCGTTCATAAGTTTCCCGATATTGAGTATTTCGCATTCTCTTCATACAATCAATGTGTAATACATATAATGGACGCTTACAAATGGTATATGCGAAATAATTGAGAAATTTCAATTCTTGTTCGCATTCTCGGCGATTATGATAGCAAATGTGGAGAAGAAGGATGTCCTTATTTGTGGATGAAAATAGATATGCTAAAAGTGCGGAGTCCACACCACCGGATAAACTGATTGCTATTTTGGGATAGGTGTATTCATCTTCAAACGAAATGGAAAGAGGTTCTAGAATGGGGCGTTCTAATATAGATGAAAATGATGAAATGGGTTCATTGGTGGGTTGTTGTAGTTGAATGGGTCTGTGTTTGAATATATCGTACATTGTTGCTTCTAAGAAACGCAACCATAAGGGGGACGGTTTAAATTCGGCACTGGTTTCATTGATTGCGAATGAGGATATATGAAGTTCTTTATAGATTTTGTTGAGAACGAAATATTTCATTTTGAGAGAAGGATTATGCCGAAGAGTGAGAAGAGTGAAAACCTTTTGCCAATCTTCTAATTCGTCGTAATGAGTGTGTAGGATGCGAAGTGCGATATGGGATGCGAATTTGAGAGGGAGTTTATTTGGGGGAGGTTGAAGATGAGTAGGATGGCGAATGATTTGGTCATAGTGAAGCAAGAGAGAAAAGTTATGATATGGAGTGTTTTCATAGATGGTGTGTATTGGTTGGAACTCGTGAAGCGGAAGATGAGAAAACCAATGGGGTTTATAGGATTTCCAAAAAGGAATAATGTCTTTTAGAAGAAAAATGGGATGGTGTGGGTGGTGAAGAATGGCATAAAAATCTTGTAATGAGTGGTTCATATAAATATAAAGTGGTATATATTTATGTTCTATTTATTTAATGCTTTTCCAGTCTCTTTCATTCCATACTTCATCATGTAATCGTCCATTTGAACCAAATCCTTCAAATATATTTTGTTCCGGTATCCATTGTAGCGTATTATCATTTCGTTTTTGATATCGCATAATTTGAAAATTCAACGCACCAATAGAACAATCTGGAAAATATGATTTAAGAATATGTAATCTATCTTTATTATTTGTATTTGCTTTACAAGTTGCAAATACAATTCGTATATCATCTTTAATCCATTTATGTTTTGACATATATATATGAGTAAAGTATAATATTTATAAATATATAAATTCAATTTTATATATTTATATAATGTCGGACATTGTCATAAAAGAACATTACAAAGAACGTCCTTCGTGGGACGATTATTTCACAGGATTGGTAAAAATGACCGCGACCCGTTCACCATGTGACCGTCTACAAGTGGGATGTATATTGGTGCGAGACAATCGGATTATAAGTCAGGGCTATAATGGATATATAGCAGGTTGTAAGCATATATCTATTGTGCGAGACCATCACGAACAGGCCACAATTCACGCAGAACAGAATTCCATTTTAGATTGCGCGAAACGGGGCGTGAGTTGTGATGGATGTATCGCCTATATTACGCATTATCCGTGCGTGATTTGTTATCGTTTATTATGCGGTGCGGGTATAAAAGAAATCCGATATATAGAGGATTATAAAAATGATGTGCTTGTAGATATTCTTATAAAAGTAACTGGTGTGAAAGTTACACAATTATAAAGATACATTAAGATGCGAAAAATGACTATAATGCGCGTTCATAAATTTAATAAATTTATAAATCAAAGTGCGACGGCAAGAAGCGTCTAAAAATGCCACGCCCCCAGTTGGACGCAACATTTCGTCATAGAAATATTTACAAATGAGATTAAAATTGGCTCGTTTATATTGTGAATAGTGCGTAAATTCGGATTTATGAAGTCGCCGATTGACGGAATTGTGCATATCAAACAAGAATTTTTGGAATTGTTCTTTCGTTTGGACTTTATGAGGTGTAAGTGATTTGGCGTGAATGGACGCGTGTTTGGTACATTCAGGACAAGGGAGGCAATTAAACAGCGAAGTGATTAATGAAAGGATTTCAGCGCGGTTCCGTTCATAAAAAGTTGGTTCAATATGCGTTGAAAATGTATGTAAGAATAACCACGTAGGTGGTCCCCATCGTTTCGTCATTGTGATATACATATTCCGAATATAATTTATTGGCCATTATCTAGATTCATACTATATACTGATTTTCTCAATTTGAGTTCAATCCAATGATATAAATTTACATTATAAATCCACGCACTTTCTAAATGGAGTGTTTTCCATTCTAGTACGTTATTATTTATATACGGAGACAACCATCGGCGTATCGTCGTATTTTGGTCGGGAAAATCAAAATCGCACAATATATAAATGAGATTGGATAGTTCAATGTAATCTAAAACCTTACATTGTCCTTTATGTCGTTCAACAATTGTATGTAATGGGTCAGAATATATTCCTTGTTGAAGAGTAATAATGACTTTCATAATCGGTGATTTATGTTAGGTATATAAGAAAAAATGTGTTCAACTGTAAAAGATAAAGAATGGGTTTAATACGCGTATACGTTGTTAATCGTGTAATTGTCATATACGCAAATATCATCTTCAATGTGGAAATCCACGAAATGAGAGATAAAGGACTGAATAATATCGCGGTGTTCAGGAGTGTCTTCTTTGAAGAGATTAAAGAAGGAGTAAATAATAAAGGTCATATAGTTGTTGTATTCTTCGTGATATTTGGTGGTGGAGATGTCTTTGTTGAAAACATCATAAATCCCTCGTTGAATGGCGTAATATTCAGTGTCTGGGCTTGAATAAATCTTGTCAATCAGTTGTGTAATGCGACGATGAATGCGTTCCCGTGGAATACTTTTGAGAGGTGTCTTTTTGCTGGTAATAGAACTCAAGAATGAAGTAGTATTGTAATTGCGAGGTTCGTAGTCGTATGTCTTAAGAGTTTGAATATATTGGTCTAGAAGATGGATGAAATAGGTTTCTCGTTCTTCAGTAATATCAAAGGTGCGAAGACAGGAAATTAATCCGACGCATAGAGTGGATACAAAGGGTTCAATCCCATTGTAATCCGCGATTTTGTTCATTAATTTCTTATGGGGATACATAAATTTATATGTGGTTTCAAAGAGTTCATTAAATCGGATTTCGCGGTTTTCAAATACGGTTTCAAAGGTGGCCATTTTGTGTAGTGGTTGTAGAAGTATTTAATTGAAATTCAATTGAAAATATATTGAAATAGGTATACAACTCATATAGAAAGTATTGTAAATGTCGGATTCAGAAGACGACTTTTTCGCCCAACTTGGGAAGGCGATTTCGCAACCGGCGCAGTCTAAAGAAAACATTTGTTTAATTAGTTTGGAACCACTTGAAAGCGACAAGATTGTACTAAGTTGCGACCATTGTTTTAATTATATGCCGATTTTTCAAGAGTTTAAACAGCAAATTCAACAAGGAAATAAAATCTTAAAATGTCCGTATTGTCGTTCAAAGCATTATGAGTATTTACCCATGAGAAATAATATAGAATATACTAAATATATTCACGAACCACTGGAGAATAAGAAATGTGAATGGGTCTTTAAAATTGGAAAGCGAAAAGGAGAGCAATGTGACCACTTGCCAAAGACATATTATAATGGGTGTATCTATTGTGCTGCTCATCATAAAATGGTAAAAACAAAGACGGAGAAGGATGATAAACCGAAAAATACGGAGAAGGATGATAAACCGAAAAAGACTAAAAAGAAAGTGGTCGTCATTCAAGAAGACAATGTGGTTGTGGATACAATGACCGAGAATGTTAAGAAAAAGTTGAAATCACTTGAAGCAAAAATGAACCAAATAGAGAATACGGATATTATGGAGAAACCGGAAATAATGGAGAAAGCGGAAAATCCAGATACGTACGCTTCAACGAGTAATATGAAGACACTAAGTGAGTTTATAGGGAAAATATTAAAGGATGATAAGGATATTCTGGAAATGAAAAATACAATTATGAAACACGATAAGAATTTAAAGAAAATACGCAAGAAGAATATGCCTCTTGTGAAAAAGCAAATAGACAAGTTGATTATGTTGTTTAATGAAGAGGAGTTATTCAAATATTGTCATATTTTGGATACTCTATTACAGAACTATATGGGGGACGATACGATATACATTGGTGATATATTGATGCGTCTTGCGAAAATCATTGAAATGCTGTTTGGGGTATCAAGTGAGTTTATTCTTGAAAAGTTGAAACCAATGAAAGATATAACTCCAATGAAAATGAACCACGCTATAATTGATATGGTTATAGAAGAAAAGAATGGTCGCCAATTTGTGAAGGGTGGGAACACGGTAAAGGTGGATGAGGATAGTGTAGTAATTCCTCTTAAACATTTGGAACATATACTTAAATCAAACATTCTAATGAAGGGCGAACTGATAGATAAAAATGGAATAATGAATACGAATGGAATAAAAATAAATATTCGTTTGATTGATTATATAATGAAGATGGATATGGTATTGACTAAGAAATAAAAATGTAATATGAGTTGGGGATGGTATCCAAGAAATCTTTGAAATGTTCTAAAAAGAGTTGAGTTTCGTATTTTTTCTTTTGAATATTTTCTTGTGTGGAAATGGTTTCTTTTTCAAAATGGATCATTGTGCGACAAATGGTTTTATAGTAAGTTATTTTGTATATTATGTCTGAAAAATAATCAGACATAAATGTTGTGATGGGTTTATGAAGAAGTTCAGATTGTTCGTCGGAAATGTCTTTTTCGGTGGTCGTCCATTGAATTTCAAACGAGATGACGGAGGTATGGATTTTCGGAGGTTGAATATGGGTGGTTTTATTATAAATCGTGTTGAGACGATTAATCGTGAGATGATTGCGAAGACTGGCGGTGTGAGGATATTCTTCTATAGTGGCGTATAATTTGCGATAGAGTTCATTCATATGTTTGGGGAATTCGGTGTAATAGTTCATAGTGTGGAAAACGGTGTCGTTGATGTTGTGAAAAATGGAACTATTGAAATACATTTCTTCAAAGTGGTCGGCATTTTGAATGAGGAGTTCTTGTTCGTCTGTAATGGATATTTTGGTGGTTGGTTGAATCACATAGCGGATGGAGTGGGTTGTATTTGTGGGGGGAAGAGTATAAAAAAGGAATTTATGAGGAGCGCAAGTGGTAGAAGAATGGATTTCTTCGCACGTATATGGAAAATGAGTGATGGGAATATGGATGTTGGTTTGTTCGGTGAGATTATAAGAGGGGTCAGAGAGAAAGGAGAGAAATCGTTTAATATAGAGGAGTTCAATATCTTTGAAACATACGATGGGGAGGGTTTGTGGGGTTTTAATCCAATAAAAAAGATAGTTGCGGATGAATTTGGAATAGGTTATGAAATGTTGAATATTATCCATATATTGTTGTGAATAATAAAAGAAAGGAGTGTATGACTTATAAGAAAAGTGTGTTTTCACACACTGGAAATGGGATTTTTATATAGGGGATTTATTGGGGACGGAGAAACTTAGACGGAAGGTTCATCGTCTTGGTTCTCCATCGCGGAAATTTCAAAAGCGAAGTCGTGTTCAGTGACGAAGTCTTGAAGTAGAATGAAATCGTGTTGAATGTGTGTGAAAGAATGTAAAAGGTTTTGATTGAAGGAGTAAAGTTGTGCGAGTGAATGTTCAAGAATTGCGATGCGTTGTTCAATGGGGATGTATGTGATGGAATGTTGTTCAGTAGGAAGTGGTGTAGGAATGGTCTGTGCTGGAGTAGTGATTGTCGGTGTAGGAGTAGGAATGGACTGTGCTGGAGTAGTGATTGTCGGTGTAGGAGGAAGTACTGGAGTAGGAATGGAAGCAGTAAGAGCCTGTGCGTAAGTAGGGATGGAAGGAGTAGTGAGAGGAGTAGGTTTGGGTAGATAGTTTTTGAGGTGGATGTGGGTTTGCTTGGTAGCAGGAGAATAAACGGGAACGTCAATTTGCCTGCCTTGAAGGATGATGTGTTTGATGGTGTGTCCGATGTGTTCAAACTTGACAAAGGCGATGAAGTAGGAGATGCCGGTCTTGTGATTGTTTCTGGTCTGTAGGTCAACGTCTTGGATGATAGCGTCGGGCATAAATTCCTTAATGGATTCGGTGATGATGTCCTTGGTGGTAGTGTTGAAAACGTATGGGATATAAACGACGAACATAATAATTAAACAGTATAGGAAGAGTAATGAATGGTATGGGAAAAAAGAAGCATTCAATCGGGGGCGTGCCCCCGTAACCCCACCCCTTCGGGGTATCACTCTGGGGTGGGGAACCAACGGTTGCCCCGTAACCCCTCCCTTATCTATGCGGGGGCATGCCCTTGGGGTTATGGGGTGGAGACCCCACCACCACCCCTTCGGGGTATCACTCGGGGGTGGGTATCCCGTTATTGACCCCGTTGGGGTATGACTTGGGGGGCGGGTATCCCGTTATTGACCCTGTTGGGGTATGACTTGGGGGTGGGTATCCTGTTATTGACCCTGTTGGGGTATATTTGTAAATAATAATTTATATAAAATGATGTATAAATAAAAAATAGTGAATAATGTTAATTTATTTTATAATATTTCTCTCTATTTCTCTCCAGAATAAGAATTCGTAGACCGCCCAAAATATGAAATATAGTAATTCTGCCCCGATTATAAACGAATAATATAGAGATACATGTTTTCAACAAGAATTGCTATATATTGGGTTTATAATGGGGGCAGAGGTGGATGATAACTAGGGATGGGTTTGTGTCAATGTACGGCCATATAGAAAATATTATTTATAGAGATACATGTTTTCAACAAGAATTGCTATAGAGTTGGTTTATAATGGGGGGTATACCCCCGTAACCCCCAACCCCGTTGGGGTATTACTTGGGGCAGAGGGTGACACAAGCCCGTCGCTAATGATAACCTACATTTGCCCTAACCTCAAACACCCTATATAGAGAATTATATCCCAACGGGATGGGGGTTACGGGGGTATACCCCCGATAATGTTTTCAACAAGAATTGCTATAGAGTTGGTTTCGTATGGGGGCAGAAGTAAATCATAACTAGGGATGGGTTTGTGGGAAAGTTCTTTAATTGGTTTTTGTGTTAAATCGGGGGTATACCCCCGTAACCCCATACCTCGTTGAGGTATAATATTAATTAAAGTGATTTTGGATATAAAGACTGATATTTATATATAGGATCAAAGAAATGAAATATTATTTAAAATGAAATATGTTCTCTCTATTTCTCTCTATTTCTCTCTAGAATAAGAATTGGCAGACCGCCCAGAATATGGATGTGTTCGTAACGAAGTTTGAAACTTACTATATAGGAAATAATGCCTACGGCAATTATTACTATATAGTATGTTTCTCATTATGGAAAAATTCATATCCAAGTAGTTTTGAAATTCATATTTAAGAGAGAAAGGGAATAAACTAAAAATAAATGAAAATGAAAATAATATTTATTTTTATTGTTTTCTCTCTTGTTCTCTCTTTATCCCTAATCTCAAAACCTCCTATATAGGAAGTTATGCCTTCGGCAGATATTACTATATAGGATGTTTCTGATAATAGAATAATTCATATCCAAGTAGTTTTGAAATTCATATTTAAGAGAGAAAGGGAATAAAATAAAAATAAATGAAAATAATATTTCTTTTTATTGTTTTCTCTCTTGTTCTCTCTTCATCCCAAATATGAAAACCCATTATATAGGAAATTCTGCATTCTGCAATGATTACTATATAGAATGTTTCCTATCGGAGGTATACCCCCAAGTTATGAAGTACATCTGCCCTAATTTAAAACCGATACAATAGTGAAAATGCCTACAGCACATATTTCTATATAGAATGTTTCGTATGGGGGCAGGGGTGACACAAGCCCGTCGCTAATGATAACCTACCTCTGCCCTAATTTAAAACCGATATAATAGTGAAAGTGCCGTCGGCAGATATTCCTATATAGTATGTTTCGTATGGGGGCATATGTAGATAATAACTAGGGATGGGTTTGTGTCAATGTACGGCCATATAGAAAACATTATTTATAGAGATAAATGTTTTCAACAAGAATTGCTATATAGTGGGTTTATAATGGGGGCATATGTAGATAATAACTAGCGATGGGTTTGTGTGATTGTTCTTTAAATGGTTTTGGGGTTAAATATATTAAAGGGGTTTTGGATATAAAGAAGGATATTTATATGTTTCTCATTATGGAAAAATTCATATCTAAGTAGTTTTGAAATTGAGATTGAAGAGAGAAAGGTAATAAAATAAAAATAAATGAAAATGAAAATAATATTTATTTTTATTGTTTTCTCTCTTCATACCGAATCTCAAAACCTTCTATATAGGAAATTATATATTCGGTAGATATTCTTATATAGGATGTTTCTGAGTATGGAATAATTCATATCCATGTAGTTTTGAAATTCATATTCAAGAGAGAAAGGGAATAAAATAAATGAAAATAATATTTTTATAGTTTTCTCTCTTGTTCTCTCTGGATCCCCAATCTCAAAACCCATTATATAGATATTCAGCCTACGGCACATATTCCTATATAGAATGTTTATAATGGGGGCAGAGGGTGACACAAGCCCGTCGCTAATGATAACCTACATCTGCCCTAATTTAAAACCGATAG